CAACATGATTCACTCCATTTCCCACATCCACTTTGGATATCCTTTGCTTAAGGCTTGGTGTTGCCATCTTCCCTTTCTTGTAGAATATTGAGTTCAGCTCTGCAATGATAAAATTGAATGCTGACTTTGGGTTACTCCTTACTATGTTGAACAAGTTTCCTACTCTGAGTCCTGTTACATGAACCACTTTCACTGTCTCGATCACATCTGTATGCGCTGCCATTTTGACAATACCTTCCGAATCATCTGATGTTGTGAAATAGTGGATCCCCACTGATGGCACTACGAGAGTGGCTAGGTGAATGGCAGACTTTGCCTTGAAGGCGTGCGCAACAGATGACGTATCGTGATAAATTCCCTGACACATTCCCATTGGCAACACTGTCTCGAAAACCTTGTTGTCCATCTTTGGTGCACACATATCGATGAACTTTTGCAATGGCTCTGATCTTGTGTGTCTGACTTTCTTGTTCATTATCAGTTTGATCAGGGGCTCAGGAAACTTTGCGCGCTTATCAAATGTTTTGTCGAAGACTTTCACTACCATTCTCATCAAGCCAGGCTCAGACCTCAGCATTGGCGTCATCATGAAGGAAAAGAAATTCATGTTGTGATTGGGTCCCCATCTCTTTTGATCATTGTTATCGAAGCACCTAGCCCCAGGTGATGCAGCAGCCTCTTTGAATGCCTCTTTGATTGCATCTTCAACTATCTTGTCCTTGTTGGGCTTGTGTACAACTTCGGTATCTCCGACCTCTGATGAAAGCTCTCTGCTGATAGTTTCGACAAACAGTGCCCCCATGCGAAAGACTATGTTTAAGACACTGATCTCCCTGTGGCCTTTCTGATCCTTGTCTGTTATCCTGTACCTGTAAGCGTCGGTAATCAGACAGAATTGCATTAATACAAAGGAAAACAATGAGAAGTTCTTGCTGTCTTCTGACATCCTATCGAACAAATTTGCAGCTCCAAGCACAGATTTATTGACAGATTTGGGATCCAGATTGTAACCCCTTATGATTTCCTCAAGAACCGCGGATGCTGCTCTCAGTCCCTGTCCTGCTTCTGTTGACGGTCCTTTGTCCATGCTGCCTCTCATTGTGCACGCCTCAATCGGACACTGAGCTAGTTTGTGAAATATGTTGTCTACTGTTGCTGAAGATGTAGTTGAATGAAACAACGTAGAGCCCATGATGTATGACATGCTTCCTGAGTACCTTTGGGACTTCACAGCAGCAAGGGTGACATTGAACGCAACTTCATCGATAACAAATTCGGATGTGAGCATGTAATCCATTGCAGAAGTCTCAGACAAGCTGAAAGCAGTTATCAAGTTTGGACTGACTCCCGACACAGCATTCTCGTCCTCAGAGACTCTGTCTTTGTATATCTGAAGCTCATCGAGAATGGATGTGTAACACATGGCGCCTGACACTTCATGAAAAGCTCTGAATTTGTTGTATATGTTGCAAACGTACATCGATGATATCGTCTGAGAGAAGCTCTTGCTGGGAAAGGTGCTGTGAGGGAATGCAACAAGGAGTT